AGGCAGAATCCAGCGATTCCACACATGGGAACCTCCAAACGCCTTTGATTGACACGGCCTTGTCACCGTGCTGGGCGTTTACGGCCCCGCCGAAACGGGGCTGACTCACGCTTATTCCAGGATCTCTCTGTTTGGGTTTGCCGTCCGAGTTATGTAATGGTGGTGGCAGCTTGATTCGATTCTTCCGCTGTTATAAGTGATCAGTACCTCAGCCTTAGCCGAACAAGGAATCGCGTCCTCAACGGTTGGGGTTTCATCGCTACCAAGAAAAGCCTCGCATTGGGTATCTTGTCCAGATAACCATCGAACTGTTAAACCGTCGAACATATTGGGTTTCATGGTTTGCTCCAACCCCTCTTTTATTTGGCCGGACTTGTGACCGGCCTGTGGGGTTACACCCGCCCCGAAGGACGGGCCACTCACCCTTAGTTCCGCGTTGTGGTCCGGCGCCGTCGTTGCCGGTTCTCTTCTTCGATCTCAACGCCTTCCGGGTTTCCTCTTGATGGGCCACCTATTCCCAAACGGACGGCCAAGTTCTGCATGGCTTCGTGGGTTATCTCATCACGGTCTTTCAGCATCTCCGCTTTGAGTTCCTGTTTGAGCAAGTACCAGTCCTTGAGGACTCCGTCCATGTCCTGGTAGGGTTTCAACAGTTTGGCTTTGGTCTGCTTGGAGCGTGCCCGATTCATGATCATCTGGGTGAAGACTATCCAGTTCCAGATCTTGGTTGGATTGAGTGAGCCCTGGTGCTGTCGGAACTCGATGGTTCCATGCCTCAGGTAAGCCGTGAAGTTGACTCCGAAATACCGGCCGCCTCCATTGGCTTCACCGGCGAACGCTCTGGGTTGCATGGGAGTTCTTGGCCCTGCCCCTATCGCTAATTCCCAGTGGCGGTAGTGGTCCATCGGCCTTGCATACATCCCTCCCCGTCGGCTTGGGCTCAGTAGAAGATCGATGATGGGCTGATGGAGTTTGTAGATCTCACCGACATTCGCCATCTGTTTGGCGGTCATGCCGTCCGCGTCGTGGTGGACGTGGAGGCCGGTGCTGATGTTTACGAAGCAGCCTTGTTCCTTTAACACCCTGCAGACCGTTCGGATCTGTTCCCGTGCCTCAAGCCCCCTCATTGGAGGGCTTACCAGTTCGAACCCGTTGGGGACTGAGGCGTCCGTTACCATCTTCCAGTATTCCCGGGTGTGGTGGTTGTATCCCTCAGCGACACATGGGACTCCGGCCTCACTTATAAGAGAGGCTAGTTCATTCATCCGTCCCTGTCCTGGTCGGCGGCCTCTGGTTACGTTGAACTCGATTTCCACTCCGAATCTGTGATCTGAGAATTTCATGGTTTACTCCAAACCCCTTTATTTATTTACTGGCCTTGGCACCAGTTATGGGGTTTACACCCGCCGGAGCGGGTGGCCTCACCGTTATTCGTTGTTGGCTTTGGCGGCTCGCCGTCCGGCGGCGGCTGGGTCTTTGGAGTCTATGGTGTAATGTTTGTTGCAGAGGATGGGACCGTTAGTTAGAACAACGTCGGCGTTGTTGGTGCAGTAACCGGTTGAAGTTTTCGCGCTGCAAAGGTAGGGGATCCGTCCGTGATTGATTGGCGTTGCGTTTTTCATCTTGTCTTACCTCACCGCTTTAATTTTGCTGGGCTTGGCACCAGCTTTGCGGTTTAAGGGGATGTTGCCATCCCCTGCCTCACCTTGTTTCCGTTCACCTTCGTCCTTCCGTCTATCATGACTTCGGGAATCGGCTAGCCCACTTGTTAAGCGCTGGGCTGGTGCTCTTCGGTCGGCTTCGTCAGCCGCCGCGTCGTGGCACCTTGCACTCGTACCGGCCTCGCGACCTCCGGCTCTCTTTCTTATATGTCGGTTGTTTTTGTTGCTGCTTGGGTGGTTCCTATGGAACCATTATAGGTAGGATTGTACAAAATGTACATAGTTTGGAGGCTAAAATGGGACCAATCTGGGAATCGGTACGAAATTGGCCCCTTTTCGGCCCCTTTTCTTTACAAATATTGTTTTTTATCTGTTCCGTGTAAGGCTGCCCGGACGGGTGTATACTGGGCGAAAGGGGGATTTTGATGGTAACGATTGAACAATCTGACACGGCCCATCTGGTCCGGCGGCTTCGGGATATGGGCTTCAGTTATATGGAGATAGGACGGCACCTGGGGGTCCACTGGAGGACGGTCTACCGGTGGGGGCGTAGTGAGAACCATCCGTGGGCTATGGGGCCGGTGAACCAGGCCCTTGCCGGTATGATCCGGATCCAACCTTCAGGACGGCAGCCGCTAGACGGCTAGTCATGGACTACATCGAACGGCGGGTCTTGACGGACCTGGAGCGGACCCGGTGCCAGGAGGTCGCCCTGGAGCGGCACATCCGGAACCAGAAGCGGGGCCTCAAGTCCCACCGGAAGTTCGACGGGCTCTCGGATTACGACATAGACCTGATCGGCTTCACCGGGGAATACGTGGTCCGGCAGCTCCTGGGGCTGGGCGGGTTCGAGCACTTCGACTTTGACGGCCCCGATAAGACCGGGGATATCCGGCTGCCCTGGGGCGAGTGGATCGAGGTCAAGACGACCACCAGGCCGTGGTACCGGTTCCCCATAGAGGAATGGGACTGGGAGTCATTATTCCGGGCCAAGTACGGCGCCCTGGTCTGGCCCGATTTTCCCTCCGGTACTTACGCGGTCGTAGGCTGGTGTACCAGGGAAGAGTTCCGCTTATATAAGAAGTGGCATGATCAGACGACCACGCCCGCCGTACCATCGCCTTGCTGGCTCATGCCCTGGCAGAAGTTCCATCCTTTGAGGGAGATGCGGGAGCGGATCCTGGGGTTCCAACAGCCCTCGTTATTTTAGCGCCGGATTAAGTGGGTGCAACCGGCTGCCGGAGGTAAGGTTAGGTGTTAAGTTAACTGTTAAGCCAACGGATAACGAGCGGAAACGGTCGGCCGGTATCACGGAACCCGTTTCAGACTTAACGACTTAACGCCCCTTATAGATAGTTAACTGTTAATAACCTTCCCTCCCCTAAGAACCCCACCCTACCAACACGGTCCGGCCCTGGACGGGCCTTCCCTTGATACCGCTAGCATAGGACAGATATGATAGACCAAGAACCAAGAGGAATACCCTACATGGTCAGTGCACCACGGACGGCTAGTTTTAAGCTGGTCTGGTGGCCGATAGAAGATAGGGGACAAGTCTGCTGGTCACTCCCTAAGGACCGGCCCTATTGCCGGGAAGTCATATTCACCTGCCTGGCTGTCCTGAAGCGACAGGGCTGGGAGGTCCATAACGTCACGCCAGCGGAACCCCTTCCGCCGATGGGCAAAGCCGGAATGAAGCACTTTATGGCTATTTTGAAAGCAGCCATACAGGATACCCTGGGCAACACGGTCTGGGACTTCCAGCCGGGTATCATAGATTGGGAGGGGTCTAATGGCTTTTGACGTACAGATCCGCGACAGGATCAAAGAACTGAAACGTGTCCCGGCCTCCGAGCTCCTGGCGAACCCCAAGAACTGGCGCAGGCATCCCCAACCACAGCAAGAGGCTTTAGCCGGTATCCTTCAGCAGATAGGCTTCGCCGACGCGGTGATCGCCAGGGAAACCGATGACGGCCTGGAGCTTATCGACGGCCATCTGCGCCAGGAGCTCATGGGAGATCAACCCGTGCCAGTCCTGGTCGTCGACGTGACGGCCGAGGAAGCGGATATGATGCTGGCTACCTTGGACCCTCTGGCCGCGATGGCAGGGACGGACTATGACGCCCTGGAGTCCTTATTGATGGCACTCCAGCCAGCCAACGAGGCCGTAGCCGATATGCTCCGGACCATATCCGAAGGGGTGCCGGAACTCCCACCCCTGGGGCCGGAGATAGATGAATCCATAGCAGACGGGATATCCCTCTGCGAATGCCCGGAATGCGGTCACGAACACCACCGGATCGACGCGGCTAAAACTGAGTGAGGGAAAGATGATACAGACTGATAGCAAGCCGACCCTGGTAAGCCTGTTCGCCGGATGCGGCGGGTCGTCCCTTGGGTACAAGTGGGCCGATTATGATATCCGTCTGGCGGTGGAATGGGATGAAGGGGCCGTGGATATCTACCGGAGGAACTTTCCCGGCGCCAACGTCCACCACGGGGATATAACTCAGCTATCAGGCGAGCAAGCCCTGGAGATGGCCGGTGTGGCTCCTGGGGAGCTAGATGTACTTGATGGCTCCCCACCCTGCCAGGGATTCTCTACCGCTGGCCTCCGGGAGTTCGATGATACGCGCAACAGGTTATTCGAGGAATATATAAGACTACTGGACGCCTACCGGCCCAAGGTCTTCATCATGGAGAACGTGACCGGGCTCAAGAAGGGCAAGATGAAACTGACCTTCGCCGAGATGACCAGAGCCATGAAGGCCCAGGGCTACACGGTATCCTGCCGGGAGCTCAACGCCTGGTGGTGGGGGGTGCCGCAGAATAGGCGCCGGTTGATTTGGATCGGCACGCGCGAAGACTTGGGGATCGTGCCATCCCATCCTACGGCTACCTACCGGAAGCCCGTATCCGTCGCCCAGGCCCTTAACCTGGACGGGACCATCCTGGGATACGGGGCAGACTACCGGAAAGACAAGAACCACTGGGAAACGGACGGCCCTCTGGGGTTAGCTATGGCGACCGGCCGCTTGAAGGTGAAAGAAAGTCTGGCCTCCGGCATGTACCCTGAAAAGGCTAACGATATCAGTGAGCCTTCGCCTCCTCTGGGAACGTGCCGCAATCGGCTATATACTCAAAAGATCACTGGGGTTGAGGAATGGTTCAAGGGACATAATGGCCCGAAGTTTCAATCAGCGGACCAACCAGCGGGAACCTTAGCCGCTATCAGACCCCTTAGAGTCACGAGTTCAGCGGTAGATGTCAACCATTACGGGAAAGATAATGACTGGGTTCCTACCGAGAAACCCGCCAGGACTTTAAGGGTCAGCCAGAAGCCCAGGATCACCGGCTCGTTCGCCTTCCCGGAGAATGAGGACCGGCGAAAGTCCATAGAGGGACCCGTAGCCGCCCTGGCAGCTATCCGGCCTCCGTCCGTCACGGATGGGTCTGAGGTGCGGTACCTCAATATCTGGGAGTCCAAGACCTTGCAAGGCTTCCCGGACTGGTTCGATATACGGGAGAATGAATACAAATACATCGGGAACAGCGTATGCCCGCCGATGGCCGAGGCTGTCGGGTCGCATATCAGGAAACTACTGGGGGTCTGATGCAACACCGTACCGAGTCCAAGACCAGCCCCAGGAGGATCGAAGCGGTCTTCAAGCAGAGGCAAGCCCTGGAACTGCGAATGGCCGGTCGTAACTATTACGAGATCGCCGACGCGTTGGGCTATGCTGGACATACCAGCGCCCTGGCTGCCGTCAACAAGGCCCTTGAGAAGACCCTGGAGGAACCTTCCCAGAGGTACCGTTCGATGACTTTAGAACGCCTGACCAAGGTCTTGCAGGTCCATTGGCCTGCTATGCTTGCCAGGGATGACGCGGCGACCAGGCACGTTCTGAACGCATTGAAGGATATCAGGCAGCTTATGGGGCTGGACGCCCCCCAGAGGTTGGAGCATAGCGGGCCGGAAGGCGGCCCTATCCAGCAACAGGTGGTTACATTGGACTTTGGTGACGTTACCGCAGCATTACAAGTCCTGGCAGATGCGGGGGCAATCCGGGTGGACCCCAATGGACGCGGCCTTAACGGCTCCGTGGACGCCATACATCCCCCACAGGCCGACCGCTAAGCAGTTAGCCTTCGGTCTGCTGAATACGCCCGAGGCCTTATATGGTGGAGCCGCGGGTGGCGGGAAGTCCGACGCCCTCCTGATGGCTGCCCTTCAGTACGTCCACGTCCCCGGCTACGCCTGCCTGCTGCTACGCCGATCCTACACGGACCTATCCCTGCCCGGTGCCTTGATGGAACGGGCCAAGGAATGGCTGATGCCTACGGATGCCAGGTGGAGGGACACCGAGAAGACCTGGCGGTTCCCTTCCGGCGCCACGATG